AGCCCCGTTCAAGGTGTTAGAGATGGCCTTGAGGCCAAATCCAGCAAGGGTGGCCGCATCCACGTTGGATGTACCCACGCCAAAGGCTATTAGGCCCCATGTGCCCGCCGTGGTGGCGTTGGTTGTCAGGTAAATGTACTTAGCCTCACCGGGGGCGATCGTGACGATTGAGCCGCCTGCGTAAGTCCTGACCTCAAAACTGTAAGACCCGACGTTGCGGAACAAGGCATCAATACCCACAGACGCCTGATTTGCAGGCGGCATGTCTAAGGTAAACGAGTCAAGCGTGAAGGTCAGCCCGGTAGTCGTGCCGGCCGTGGTGGCCACCGCCGTGCCGCCTAAAGTAGACGACAGCGTGAAAGTTGTTGAGCCGTTGGTGAGAATTATGTAGTAGGTGGTGCCGCTGACAAGGCCCGTTGACGTGCCAGTTAGAGTCCCGGCAACAACAACAGCTTGGCCAACAAACAGGCTAGGAGTTGTAGTGCAAGAGCACTGGCCTGCCGTGCCTGTAACAAGGACGCCCGCCAACACCAAGCCGCTTGACAGCGACGTGACGTCCATGACGCGGGCCGCCGCGTTGTCGGTGTCGCTCCCATTGATTGGCCACGAAAGCGTTGAATCAGCAGAAAGCGTGATGCTGCGGTATGAGACGTCGGTCGGCTGGATTACGGTTCCCGTGAAGGGGCTATTAAAACTCATTATGAATCCCTCACAATCGCCTGACGATCAGCAGCACGAATGACGTTCTCTGTCTTCAGGACTTCAATGATTTTGTCGTAATTGCTCTGCCACATAGGCATGCGCTCGTCATTCTTGAGGAACGGCATGGCTTGCAGCAAAGTGCCATACAGCAGCGCCTGTGGGGCGTACTGGGTGAACCAGCTCGATTGGTTCGATGAGTCCAAAGGCTGCACGCGCTCGTAATACAGCACCTCGTAGGAGTAGGCCAGTGTAGGGGTGGGACCTACCAACCAGTGCTCGTAGTCGTAGTCGCAAAAATACAGCGGAACGTCAGTGCTGGCAGCCTCTGGCCAATACTCGCGGATGTACTCGTAGGTCCGAAGCAGCACAGGCTGGCGCTTGCCTGCCACGGTGATGTTCATTGAAACAGTCTTGCGCCAGCGTGCAGGCTTGGGAATTACGTTCTCGGACGCAACCATGTTGCTTGTGGCCACAGTCAAGTTGCCAAGAAATTTGATCTCAGCCGCAATGATCTGCTCTGCCAGCATGATGAACTGCGGAATTTTGTCTAAAGTTTGGGCATCTGTGCGTTCCAGATAGGTCTGGATGTCATTGACCAAACTGTCGTACGTCATTACGGCTGCGACTGTCATTTTTTTCTCCGTTATCCGACGTTGCGTTCAAAGTGCGGGCAATCAACCAGCGACTTGAAGTTGCCTCCCCAACGATTTTTGGGGTGCAAAGACTCCCAGTAAACGCCCAGCGGAGCAATGATGCCCTTGTCCCAGATTATCCGCCCATCTTTGAAGAAGTTCAAGTCAATGGCGCACCTTTTGAGGTGAATTGAGTTCATGGTCTTTGACCGACCTGTTTTGAAATAGATAGCCTGTTGCTCTGGCGTCCGGGACAGTTCCCCGCCAGTAACCACAAAACCTTGCTCGGTAGCGTACTGGATCAGCTTGCACATATCCAGCAGGAAAGCGGCTTGTTCTTGACTTAGGCTCATTTTTTACTCCTCATGTCAGCCAATTTCTCAATCGTGCGTCCACCAAAATAAGCACCCATGATCAGCATCCCCCACTGACCGAGCAGTTGGACGTAGGACTCGTTGGCGTTCAAACCGAATGCGGACATCATGGCAAAGATGAAGTACCCCACGAAGATGGCTACAAGGCTCATAGGGCGAATATTCTTGGACAGCCAAGAGTCACTGCTCATATCCGCTTTCCAGCGGTCTGAGACGTTGTTATCCTCATTCTGAGCGGCTAGGGCAAACACCTTGAGTTCTTCCAACTCGGCTTGGGCCTTCATAATGCCAAGCTCAATTAACCGCTCCTCGTGATCGTACTGAAGCTGACGTAGTTTGGCCACGTCCTCCGGGGTCGGGGAATCAGGAATTTTTATCCCAAAGGTGTTCTCAACAACCTCTTTGCCCTTGGCTTGGATTGCAGAAGACAAAAGGCCCAGACCGTTCTGGGCCAACGTACCGAGGAGGGACGCAACTATTGGAATCATGGTCACCCTTTTAAATCAAAACTCAGATTAGCATGGCGGGGGTATTGAACGACACGTTCACCTTCGGGACACTTGTACTTGATCGTCGCTAGCAATGTAGCTGAACCCGGCGCAATCTTCTCTTTTCTCACCATCGTGAGTTGGTATGTAAACGTGTCAATCGTTGGCCCTGCTGGGCCGCTGAACTTGCTTGCGGTTGTCGTTGCCTCGTGCACCATACCTGCTGCGTCACGGATGCTTGGCGTAAAACTCTCTACTGAGCAGTCATCACGTTTTTTAATCCGGGCCACCGTGACGTTGATAGGTTGCCCTGCCGCTGCTGTAATCTTAAAATGCTCTGGTGACCACTCAAGGATAGCCCTGTCAAACCACCCAAACTTGTCTGCCAACGTGTACCCGCCGCCAATGGCTGCAATGCTGGCTGCGACTGCTCCAATGGCTTTGGTAAGGTCAATCATTTGTCCCGCCTATTCCACTTCATCTGCCCAACGTCAAAGAGGCATAAACGATGGCTGCCATACTGACGATCAAGACACCAGCGGTCTTCATGATCACGCCCTCAAGCCGCTTGAGCCGCGCATTGATCTGTGCATACCTCTCAGCACAAACGGCCTCGTGGCTCGTAAACCGGATGTCTATCTCGCTCATACGCCCATCTTCTTTCTGATCTCGGTTGCGGAGATAGCGTGAGTGGCAGCGTCAAACACTTCCTGCTCAATCTTGTAGCCCACATCCCTGCCGTAGGTGATGTTCACCACATTGGGCACAAGCTGTATCTCGTACTGCCCTTGGTACAGGGGGTCTAGGTCACGCTTGATCAGGTCTTTTACCTGCTCTGCCGCAAATGGATTGGAGCCGTTCCAGCCTTGGCAATCCCTGATCTGGATGATCACTTGGCCTGTTTTGGCAATCGCCCGGTCAAACAACGCCCTGTGCCCCGGATGCCACGGTTGCCAGCGGCCTAGCATCTGCACGGTTTCCCGCTTCCAATCAAACACAGGGCGGCGGCGGCTGTCTAGGATGTGCTGGCCTATGAACTCTGCCCACTTCTCTGCGTTCTGCTCAGTGACCCGGAAGTCATATTCCTTCGGAGGAATAAATGCCTTGTTGGTATCGTCAAAGCGGCCCTGATCAATGGTGTCTACCCAGACAGTCCAGTCTGCCTTGAAGTTGTTCCGCATCTCGACCAGCGGGGCCACAAAGTCGCAGATCACATAGTCGCCAGTGGACTTGAAGGCAAACTCAGCCATACGCAAGGACTGACGGATGCGGCCCTCTTTGCTGAAGTCCCAATCATTGAACCGCTTGCGGATGTCATCAGCGTTGAACCAGTCCACGCTGCACTTGTAGGACGTAGGAACGTGTTCAGATGCCCGGTAAGCAGGCATATGCTTCACATCCGAGTTGCACTCAAGGTACTTCTTCAGTGCGGTAGCAAGCATTGTTTTGCCGCTACCCGGCAGACCCATGATCAGGATTTTTTTCATTTGACTTTGTACAGTTGTTTGACCGCAAACTCGGGTGCTGGTTTACGCCAGAAGTCTTTGCCAGCGTACTTCTCCCACACTGATTTAGGAAGTATAGAGGGGCGTTCTTGCCATGTCACTTCCTTGCGTACCGTGTGTAGGCTCTTCATATTCAGGGCTTTGTCAAACACCTCGTTCTCGTACTCCACGTTTTTGAAGTCGTGGTCAAAGTATTGCTTGCCAATGAACTGATACAACTCACGCATCACGCTCTCAGGCTGCTTGCAAAGCATCTCGTACTCCACCAGCATGATCATGTCGGGGTTTAGCAGTAGACCCTCTTCCAAGAAGTAGTAGGGCTTGACCACTTGGCCTTCTTTCTTCACATCCATCAGGGCATCGCACCTTGTGGTGACTGTCTGCCGCGCTTCATCATCGGTCAGGGTTGCACCGTACAAGGAGTTCTTGGCTGAAATGCGCTCAAAGCTGTCCAGTATCCACGGCAAGTCACGCACACAGCAGATGATTTTGGTCTGCGGGTAAAGGTCTTTGAGCAGTGATGTCTTAGATGTCCAGCCCCGGCTGGTGTCAAACACGGTGTTTGGCGTGACCGCCTCATAAAACGCATTGAAGATGGACTTGAGGATATGCTTGCGTCTGGCTTCATCAATCAGGTGGTTGCTCTCACTGCCCGTGATGACGTTGATAGTTGAGGTGACCAAGCCTTGCACGGGGGACGAGATGTCTGCATAGAACTCAGGGTTCTGGCGCAGAATAGCCGAGAGCAGGGTCGAGCCTGACCGTGGCAAACCAGAGATGAAGAAAAACTCTTTCATGCCTGTGGAATCCAGCTAATCGTGGCCTCATCCCACTGATAGCGTACATTGCCGCCGTTCATAATGGCATCTGCTGGCCTTGCTACTGGTGCAGCCCAAGTCATTGTGTCCAAGTAGCCAATCCATGATGGGTAGGGCTTACGGGCTTCATGCTCTGCGGTTCTGGCAGCGGTGTACTCTGCCTCGGTCAATACCTGCAAAACGCCAGCAATGGTCGTGTCGGCATCGTCATCACAAGTGCCGTAGTACCTTGGCGCACGGAGGTATGTGCCATCAGGCGCTGTTGCTACAGGCCATGTAGAACTGTCGTGCCAAATGTGTTTATAGCCCTTGACAGCAGGCATTGATGGGCCTGTGCGTTGAGGTTCGGCTGTGCAGACTATTTTGGTTACTGCGTCTACTTCGGTAATGCAAATGTACATTGTGATGCTCCTTAAAATTAAACTGCAATTCTGCGGATGGCTCGGACACTGTATGAACTGTCTTTATTAAAAAAGTTGTACTGGCCCCCATCAGAGAAAAATTGAGTAAATGCGGCTGTTGAACTGCCATCTGTACTAGACCAGTAGTTTGCAGGAGTAGACGCAGAAGTAAACGCTTGAGCGCCGCCCAACTGAAACGCAGCCGCTGAAGTTTGTGCTGGTGTTCCAGCGGTGTAATTGGAAGCCCTAGCTGGAACAGCGTTTGCATTTATGCCAGAAGATGTAGTATTGCTCTGTGTTCTAGGTTTTAAATTGTAGTAACAAACTTCCAACTCGTTTTTAGCCGGCATATACCAATCGCTGAATCCACCAATTACTGCATCGTTACAAAAGTGCGCGGCAGAATAAACGCTGCTACCACCATCCGCAACCATGTCAGCAGTATTTTGTGGGCCGTCAATAACGCTATCTGCACCCGTAGCCGCTGTGTTTGTGCTTTTCCAATAAGTTACGGTTTGTGCAGATGATATAGGGCCAACAATTATGTAGTGTGTAGCTACGCTGCTAACACCAATTTGACCTGCATAGAACCCACCGCCAGAGGCTGCACCAATAGCAGGTATTGCGGGAGTTACGGAATTACTTGCGGCACTAGCTGGACTTGTACCGCCGGGAGTTGAAGCGGTAACTGTAAACGTGTAAGGAGTCCCATTTGTTAAACCGCTGACTGTTATGGGGGACGCACCTGTGCCAGTCAGACCGCCGGGGCTTGACGTTGCTGTAAACGTAACTGTACCCGTACCAAGGTCAGATGGCGCGGTGTATGTTATCGTTGCAGAGCCTATTCCCGCCGTAGCCGTCCCAATCGTAGGAGTGCCGGGGCTTCTAGGCCAGATGCCTTGCTTTACAAAGTCTGCTGCTTGACCAAGCGTCCAAATACCTTTAGCCGCTGCGGTTGTCGGGGCTGTTGGGTTCTTGGTGACGATGCCGCCGGGGAACTGTTTAATACTCATGGCTGTTCCTTAGACTGCAACTCTGCGGATGGCGCGGACATTGTAAGTAGCAGTTTTAGCGGCGGCATATTGATAGCCTTGATAAAAACTGTTTCTCCATGCGGTTGCTCCAGTATTTTCAGTACTAGACCAATATTCAATAGTTGAAAACGCCTCTGCGCCAGTAGAAGTTACAAATGCCGCAGCGGTAGTTTGCGCTGGGTTGCCAGAAGTGTAGGGGCTTGTCCTAGCTGGAACAGCATTAGCATTTGCTCCAAACGCATTAGGAATAAATGTTGTTCCCGGTTTTAAGTTGTAGTAACAGACTTCCAATTCATTTCTAGCAGGCATATACCAATCGCTAAACCCGCCTATAGTTAATCCTTCACAAAAGTAAGCCGCTGGATGGGTAGCATTGTTCATGTTAGAACTGTTTGTTGGGCCATCAATAATTGATGATGTTCCTGCCGTGCTTGTATTGGAATTTTTAAAACTTGTTGCACTTTGTTGTGCGGAAGATACTGGCCCAACAACTAAGTTGTAATCAGCTACACCATTGCCTGCTGTTGATATTTGACCCGCAAAGAAGCCGCCGCCAAGTGCCGAACCAACTGCGGGAACAATTCCCGTCCAAATTTCTTGGCCCCTAGCTTGCATCTGCTGAGTGACTGTCCAGATTCCAGAAAAATTAGGCATACGTTTCCTTAGACTGCGACACGCCGGATGGCACGAACTCTGCGTGCGCCGTTCTTACTGTTTGTTTGAGCAATTTGGTAGCCGTAACTAAGGTACTGTCTCCATGCGGCTGTTGCAGAACCCTCCGTACTAGACCAATAACTAACCGCTGCAAAGTCCTCTGTGCCTGTATCTTTAAAATCTGTAGCTGAAGTTTGAGCAGGATTACCAGTTGTGTAGTTACTTGCTCTTGCAGGAACTGCGTTAGGATTTATACCTGAACTAGTATCATTTACAGTTGTTGTGGGTTTTAAATTAAAATAACAAACTTCTAACTCATTTTTAGCGGGCATATACCAATCGCTAAATCCACCAATAACTAAGTCATTACAAAAGTGTGCAGCAGGATAAACAGTTGAGTTTCCGTCAGCCACCATATCAGCAGTATTTTGAGGCCCGTCTATATCACTGTCTGCACCCGCAGTAGCTGTGTTTGCGTTTTTATATGTAAGAGTTGTTCCCGCTTGTGCAGAAGCTACTGGGCCAACAACCAAGTTGTAATCTGCAATTCCATTACCAGCCGTAGAGATTTGACCAGCAAAAAAGCCACCACCAAGGGCAGAACCAACAACGGGTATGGGTGTTGCGCTATTACTCGCCGCACTCAAAGGACTTGGGCCATAGGCATTGGTTGCAAAGACTTTAAATGTGTATGCTGTGCCTCCCGTTAAGCCGCTTACAGTAACAGGTGAAGATGCGCCAGTCCCAATCACTCCATCAGGCGTTGAGACAACTGAGTACCCGGTAATAGCCCCACCACCCACATCAGATGGCGCAGTGAAGGTCACAGACGCAGCACCACTCCCTGCCGTAGCAGTGCCAATCGTAGGGGCGTTAGGAACCTTCAGGGGGTTGTACCCCGGCAAAACAATACCAGCTTGATAGCGCATCGACATGGTGCTACCTCTAAGTAATTACTTCATAGCTGATTGTGTAGGTCAACGCGCTGCCCGTACCCGAGGTAATTGAGATTGAATTGCCCTCCATCAGGTAGATCGCAGTCGTTTTGTCCACAGCAATCAAAGACGCATTGGCAGGCACAGACACTGCTGACACGATGGGGTAAGCCGTACCGCCAGAAGGAGCAGAGCCTTGAGCTACCGCGCCGTTGCTGTAAATCGCCACCGTAGCATTTGCCGCAGACGCTGTGGTGTTAGCCACAACAATCTGGTTAATCTTAAACACCGTGCCGCTGGATGCGGCGTTAGGTACAAGAACAACTGCGGATGTACCGCTAGGTACGTAGTAAGTTGTCGTGCCAAGAATGGACGTTACGTTGACTATGTTAGGGTTGCTCACAGGATTCTCCTTTACGCATGATTTGCATATTTGCCATGATACAGATCACGGGCTTCGGTTGAAACAAGGTCTGCCAATTCAAGGTCATCAAAATAACCAAGGTGTTTTATCTTAGTTTTTATTGACACGTAGGACTGCCATTTTTTTACGCGTTTATTCCACGCAACTCCTTTGCATCCAGATGTGTTGTTTAAAAACAATCTGCGATTACAAGTATTTTCAAAGGAATTAACAGGTCGCAAATTCTCTATCCTGTTATCAGTTGAGTCCCGATTGATGTGATCTAATTGATCCGGAACAACTCCGTGATGATACAAATAAATCAGCTTGTGCATACACCAATGCTCACCACGAATTGTAGTTGCGCCGTACCTGTAGTTACGAGCGCCTGTTGGTTTTGTGCCAACCACAGCACCCGCATAGTTACCGTTACCCATTGTTGAATGGCGACGAATTAAATTACCGTCTTCACGGTAGTCAAACATCTCCTTCACCATTTCTTGGGTAAGCGCCATGATGGTTCCTTAGAGGCCGAAGATCATTGAAAAAGCGATGGCCTGACCTTTGGTGGCTCCGCTTGTAGCTGCATTACTTGCAAGCAACTTGACAGTGCCTGCGGAGTTTTTAAAGTACAGCTTTTCATCAAGCGTGTTGAGCGCCAACTCGCCAGCAACAAGATTGCCAGCAGACGGTGTTGCCGCCGCAGTTGTGCTGAAGTACAGCGATATGGGTGTGTAGTTTGTTTGTGCCATGATAACTCCTTAAAATGTCCCGCCAGCAACGCCATAGATTGTGCCAGTTCCGCCGTTGGCTATTGGGAGAATGCCGGTTACGCCCGTTGTCAGTGGAAGCCCCGTGGCGTTAGTCAACGTACCGCTGCTCGGCGTGCCCAGAGCGCCACCATTGACTACAAATGCCCCTGCGGTGCCCGTATTGACCCCCAGAGCCGTTACAACGCCTGTGCCGGTAGTCACGGTGCTTGGAGCAACTCCAGC